AGAAGAAAAGTAAAAAATTCTATGCTGAGAAATTAGGAATAAGTGAATACGAAGTGAATGAGCTCATGAAAGAGCTTAGAGAAAAAGATAGTGAACCTGTAACAAATTATACAGGAGAACGTAAAGTGAATGTTGAAAAAGGTACAATAGAAAGTACAATTATATCAGACTTTGAACCTAAAGATGATATTGAACTAGCCAAGCTACATAAGATAAATTTAGATAAATACATCATAACCAACTACTGGTCTAAGATGTTACCAAGTGGGAAGTTTACATCATCTGTATTTAGTAAGTTAATATCAGATGATGATATTATACGAAAAGACTTAACTGAAGATATAAGAGAAATCTTCTCAACAACAGAAAAGTTTTCTGGAAAAGTAAAATATCGTGAATCTGACAAAGCATTATTTGTGTACATAGCAGATGATCATACTGGGATTGATTTTAAAGACTCTTTATTTGGAAACCCATATACAGGAGATATATATCATAATCGTTTAAAAGAACTAGCTAAACAGATTATATCATTAGATTATGTAATAGATACATTATTTATAGTTAATCTTGGAGATGAACTAGATGGTTTTAATAAACAAACTACAAGAGGTGGACATGCATTAGAATCTTTATCAAACAAAGAGCAGTTTAATATTTATACTTCTGCTAGAAAAATATTTTATGATACAATAATGACTTCTGGTCTTTTTCAAGAGGTTAATATAATAAACATAAACAATTCAAATCACTCAGGTAATGATTACTCATATATAGTAAATAAGGCATTGGAGTTTTATTTAGATGCTAGATATGATAATATAACAATTGTCAACCAAGATAAGTTTATAGATTCATATGTATGGGGAGAGCATAGTATTTTACTTACACATGGTAAAGATGAGAAATATATGAAGTTTGGATTTCCATTGAATCTAAATGAAAAAGTTGATCTATGGTTATTAGATTATTCTAAAAATCTAACAACTAAATACATATCAACAGTTAAAGGTGATCTACATGCTTACTCAGTTAATATAGGTAAATCAGGTAGATATATTAATGTACCATCTATATGTGGTGGTTCTAATTGGATAGAACATAACTATGGTTCTTCTAATGCAGGTGCACTACTAGAAGTAGTTGATAAAACAGATAAAAATATAGTATCGATACCTATCTGGTTTTAGTTATGATAATTTATATAACAACTAACTTAATCAACGGTAAGAAGTATATTGGAAAAGATGAAGCCAATAATCCAAAATATTTAGGATCAGGATTAGAACTAAAGCATGCTATTAAAAAGTACGGTAGAGAAAACTTTATAAAAGAAATACTTGCAGTATCTAATAATAGAATGGAACTAAATATACTAGAAGAGTATTATATCAAATATTATAATGCACAACTATCTAGTTTATTTTATAATATTGCTCCAGGAGGTACTGGAGGAATGCTTACTTTAGATTATTCTTATTTAGAAGTTCCAGTATATGAAGTTAATCCTATAACATTTGAAGTAATTAAAGAGTACAAATCTTCCAAAGAAGCAGCAACTCAAAATAACTTAAATTATAAATGTTTGAATGCTGTATGTAATAAAAGTAAGAAGTATATAAAAAATAGATTATTTGTATTTGTAAAAGATTATAATAAATATCAATTAAAAAATGCAGAAATACCTTACAAGTTAAAATATATACATCTATCTTTAAAAACAGGTATTTATTATTACAGTCTAGAACATTTGTATATATCAGAATTTCTAAATTATAAAACATTTTCTTCTTTTAAGAATTATATCTTTAAACATAAAGACAAGTTTTTAACAGAATTCATAACAGAAAGAATATAATTATGTCAACATTACGGAAATTAGTATCAGATGTTAGAAGTGTCCACAAGATACTTTCTACAGACAGTCTTATCACAGATAGAGCAATTGCATCTGAGATAAGAAACAATGCTTTATTGCTTATTAAGCGTGAGACAAATCTTAGAAAGCTATGGGCTACAGATACATTGTTCACAACAATTCCTTGTTTGGAAATGTGTGAAGTGTCTATATCTGAATGTTGTGACTATGTAGATCCTTGTTCTATTGCAAGAACTAAATTTAAACTTCCACGTATATCTGAAGGAAACTATCAGTATGTTATACAGGGAGTTTATTCTATTAATGCAATGAGTGGAAGAGGAAGAAAACTAAAAGAAATTACAGTTAATAGATACATCAATCTTTTAAAACTTCCTGTAATTAAAAAAGAAGAATACTTCTGGATATCTAATGGATACTTATATGTAAGTAATCCACTTCTTAAAGCAGTTAGATTTGTAGCTTTCTTTGAAGAAGATGTAGATAATGAAATCATGTATCCAGAATGTGGATGCGGAACTCCTGATTATACAAACGAACAGTTATGTATGAATCCATTAGATAAAGAGTTTGCTCTTCCTGGATACTTAGAACAACAAGTCTTAGAACTTACATCTAAGAAACTTCTACAAACATATTTCTCACTTAAGACAGATGTATCTGAAGAGGGAATAGATGGACAATCTCCAAATTCAAAATCAACTAATTAATGAGTAGAGTTAAAGTAGACTGGAGATCTTCTAGTAAAGACAATTACAATTTATTTTGTAAGAATCATCCATCTATTAAACTTACATATGATGAATGGAGAAACATTATATATACATATAATGAACTATTCAAAGAATACATATTAGAGACTGGTGAGAAAGCAAGACTACCTTATGGCTTTGGAGAGTTCTCTATCAATAAGAAGAAAAGAAGAAAGATGAAAGGCATAGATGGAAAAGAGTTTATTAACTTACCTATCGACTGGCAGAAAACTAAAGAGAAAGGAAAGGTTATATATAACTTTAATTATCACACAGAAGGATACTTTTTTGGTTGGATGTGGTTTAAACCTACAGCACGTTTTAAGAATTCTGATCTTTGGTATTTTAAACCTTCTAGACTTACATCAAGACTTCTATCACATTACTTAAAGACCAACGACAAGTATCAACACATTTACAACGAGTGGAAAAAATAATGAACTATGTCATACTATTATAAATATGCTTTCGTAAGCCCAGAACCTGTTTACTCAACTGTTAAAGAAGAGCTGAAAAGCTATTTTGATACAGGTGCAGTGGATGATCTTTTATTTCCTACCTATTTAGATAAAGCTCTAAAGAAGTTAGGGAGAACAACTTATGTAATCACTGATGAGATTCTTTTTGTACAAGACTTTGAAGCTAGACTTCCTGATAACTTTTATGCTGTTAGAGAAGCTTGGATGACTACAGAAGTGGCTAACTATCCATATCAATCAGCTAACTCATTCTATTCACAAGCAGCTTCTGAAACAACAATACAAGTGTCTCCTGTAACATCTGGTGGTGTTCCTTGTACAAATCTTGAATGCACAACAGGATGTCCTGCGTGTATGCCTGTATTGATACAAGCTGTTTACAAGACAAACAACACTGTAGCTAGAGGATTTACTCATAACTATTTACTTAAGCCTGGAAATATATCTGCAAGAAAGAACTGTGGTGTTGATTATACAAACAACTGGGACTTCAATGCACAACCTATTCCTGTAAACAATTTCACTCCTGGTTCTGCTAGTATTGATTCATTTGATATTAGAGACAATAAGTTTGTAACTAATTTTAGAAATGGTGTTGTACATTTAATATTCTATGCTACTGAATATGATGAAATAGGAAATCAAATGATTCCTGATAACTATCGTATTAGAGAATATGTAGAAGCATTCCTTAAGTTTAAAGTGTTTGAAACTCTTACAAATCAAACTAATGATGAAACTTTCAATCAGTTACAACAGAAATTGATCTATCATAAACAAGCATATGAAGAATCTTTCATCATGGCAAGTATTGAAGTTAAAAAACAAACTGCTTGGGAGAAACAAAGAAGAATCAAAAATGATTTAAATAGATTTAATATGTACGAACTTCCTACTAGTAGATATGGTAGAAGACGTAACTAATTAAAATATTATTATGGCTGAAGAACAATCACAAGGAAATATCAAACAAGAGTTTAATAGTGCTAATATAGGATTAAACCTTGATAACACATTAAATCAAATTAAACAGGGCACGCTAACGTATGCCCTGAATGCTGCTTTAGAAAACTTTGATTCTTCTTCTGTTAATTATCAGAATGAACAAGGTAATGAACTATGTGTTACATTTCCTAAAGAATATGTATTAATAGGAACACACTTCATTAATGAACAAAGTAAACATATATTCTTTATCACAAATCCTAATACAGGAGCTAGTGAAATAGGGTATATGGATAACAATGATTGTATCTATCATACATTAGTTAATGCATTATGTCTTAACTTCAGTACAGATAATCCTATTCATAAAGTTGTACATAAAATTAATAAT